ACGACTTTGGTATGAGCTTGAAAATGATATTAAAAAGAGTAAGAATAGAACTTTAATAAGATATTTTAAAAAGTATGATAAAGCTCGTCTTGAACTTCAACATGCTGGAGCAATGTTAACAAGAGCTTTTAACTTGGAAAAAAGATGATTAAATTAAAAGAACTTATTGTAGAACGGATTGTAACTACATCAGAGTTTGAGAAAATTATTAAACAGGCTCAAAAAGAAACTGGTAAAAAAAGTAAGATACCATCTGGTACAAAAAAACTTTGTAAGGAAGTTATGAAAGAGGGTTTTCATAGATTAGATTATAAGGGTAAACCTGGTAGTAAAAGATATCCTACTAACATAATGTATCAGTATTACGCTTATGTACAAGGTTGGGGACATAGTAAATTTAAAGGACCTGCCGATTGGTTCTTAAAGGGTAGTAAGTTTGACCCGATTTTGAAATGGATTTACGAAAATGATTATTATTCAAATCCATTTGATTATGATTATTTGAAATATCATGTAGATTCAGATATGCAATCAAATCAAGTTGTAGGAAATATCAGACCTGGTTCAAAAGATGTAGAACCAGCATATTATTTGGTAAAAGATTTTTGGAGTTCATTTGACTTGAGTAGAAGCCACAGAAATTTTGATGTAGTTGTTAATAAAGTTGAGTGGTGGTTGGATAAAAACAAAGTTGAAACAAGATGAGAGATTATTTAAAAGAATTTAGTGGTGATGTCATTGGTGATTTTTTAGTCGATAAAGATATTAAAGATATTTTAAATGAGGCTGGTTCACCAACTACAAATGCACCAGTAGATGACGGACCCCCTACATTTTATCAATCATTAGGACAATACAAACAAGAAACGAAAGATTGGATACAACAATTACAAAATGATTTGGGGTGGAAAGTAATTGACTATATATTAAGTGATGGAGCAATGGATCCTGAAGAAGATTATACTATGTCTCACAGAGCAACAAACCCTGTTTCACATGGTAAAATAAGTAAGTATAAAGATAATGTTCGAGATGTTTTAGATGTGGTAGGATGGAGAGTGATAAAATGGATGGGAGTTGGTAAGGACGCATTAATAGCAGGTCCACCTATAGCATCTGGAGTTGATTCAAAAGGTCGTAAGGAAGATAACGAAAAACAAACAAATAAAGCAGCCAAAAAAAGTGGAAAGAAATTTAAAGGTGGTCGTTCAAGACTTCATGTTGAGAAATACAATCCACTTTCAAAAGATTGGTGGAATGATGAACTTAGAGAATTACTTGTAGAGGGTGGAGCATACGGACATATGGCACATCCTTTTGATGATAAGGATTTAACATTTAAAGATTTGAAGAATATCATAGAAAGAGGTTTAGGTGGAGAGTTAAGTCGTGAAGATAATGTAACGGAGAAACTTGACGGGCAAAACCTTATGATAAGTTGGAGAACATAGTGAATTTGATTGAACAAAAATTATGGCAGTTAATCAATGAGGCATCACCAACTGGTACATCAGGATATGGTAGTGGTATCACCACAGGAGATGCATGGCCAGACGGATTATACACCAAAAGAGGTGAAAGACGATTTGTAGGACCTGCAAGTTTAACTCGTGGGATGCAACAAATCGATTTTCCAGCATCAGATAATATTTATGGTGGACCAGATAGTTTAAATAATGAAAGACGGGCAAAAAGAGATGCAGGTAAATTGTATAAATACCTAAGTGATCCAGATGGTAATTCAGAAGTTAAAGCAAATGAATTACGAGATGATACACCACCATTATCACCTAAACAGAGAGTTTATGGGATACACGGATTTCATAGAAAACAAGAATATACCATTCCACCTGAAACTGCAAATTTTTATTCTACATCAGAAACTTTGGTAAAACCAACAACACCACCTGAAGGAACTGAAAGTGGTGGAGTTCCAGCAACTCCAGAACCTGGTTCAAAGGAAATGGGTAGTTCAAGTGGATATAGACAAGTAAATCCAAGTGGTCAAAAAGTTTTTGCAAGTAATGATAAATTGTGGAATAAATGGAAAGACCATAGAATAATGGGTAAAGTTAAGGGTAGAGAATGGAAAGGTAACAAATTAGTTGATTTATTACCAAAAGGAGCTAAATAATGGCTATTACAATAGATGTTAAAGTTGGTGATACAATTTTAGTAGGAAAATTTAAAAACAAGAAGATGAAAATTAAAGATATAGGTGTAGACAAACATGGGATGCCAACAATAAATGGTAGAAAGGCCACTACATTTAGAATACACAAAAGGGTTAATATTTTTGATAAACCTGTTGAAGAAAAAATTTCGAGAGATCAGGAAGGTTATGGTAAATATGAAAAACCTGATGATAGTGAATTTGATGAACCATCTAAAACAAAACAATTAGAGGGCAAATCTACATATAAACAAATAATGGAGATGTGATAATGAAAATATGGAAAGTCATATTAGGATTCTTTGGTTTAATTGGTGGACTTTTTGCCGCTAATGCGGTTACTAATAAAAGTAAAGAAGTGAAAGAATTAGGAAAGGCTATAAAAGAAAATAAAAAGAAAGAAAAAGAGATAGTAAAGGGAATAGAAAAATTACAAGAAAATAAAACAAAAAATAAAAAAGAAATAACAAATCAAAAAAGAAAATTGACCATCCATAAAAAAGAGGTCAAAAAAATGGAAACCGCTTACGAAAGTGATGATGTAGAATCCGCAGAGGAATTTTTACGGAAGTTTTCCAAGAGTAAATAATTATATATGTATATAAGGAGAAAATAAAATGGCAAGCAATCCCGTACAAGGTAAAGGTATTGGAGGCAGAACAGCTGGTCGAATACATGCAACTGGTGATTATAACAGAATAACAAAAGTACCTTCAAGTACTACATTTCATGCAACTGGTTCAAATGCTGGTGCTGCTTTTATATGTGAGGCAACTAATAATGTTGTTATTCACGCTGCAAATGGTGGAGTGATACCAGGAACATCTTTGACAGCAGATACACTTTATCCAATTGGAACAAAGAAAGTAGTGATTGGTGGAACTGGTGTCGTTTACATACTACACAGATAGGAGTTAATATGAAATATCTTTGGATATTATTATTATCCATCCCATTACTTGGACAAGAAATACAGAAGGACGGTCAAACACCAAAAACATTCACTTACGCAGAAGCATTAGAAATGTTAAAGGCCCGTGATGCACAATGGGAAGGTAAGATACAAAAGGCAGATTCCCTAATATCGTCACAGAAAGTAGTGATTGGTGATTTTGAAAACTTAGTGGCTAAATTAGAAGAATCCAATAATGTTGATTCATTATTGTTAGTTGCTAAAAATAAACAGATTACTTTGTTGAAGGCTCGTGATGATATGAATGAAAAGATGGTTAAATTAGTTGAACCTAAATGGTATGAAAACCAATATTTGTGGTTAGTAATAGGATTTATCTTTGGAAAAATATAATGAGTGATATGAAAGAAGTCATCAAAAAGGAATATTTAAAGTGTGCAAAAGACCCTGTATACTTCCTAAAAAAGTATGCTGTAATTCAACATCCAATTGAGGGTAAAGTTCCTTTTAATTTATATCCATTTCAAGAAGCTTCTATAAATGATTTTAAAAATCATAACTATAATGTTATTCTGAAAGCACGCCAGTTAGGAATATCAACATTAACTGCAGGATATGCACTATGGATGATGACATTTCAATCAGACAAGAATATATTGGTTATAGCAACTAAACAAGATACCGCTAAAAACTTGGTTACGAAAATCCGAGTGATGCACGCAAACCTACCGAGTTGGGTAAAGTCAAATTGTGTTGAGGATAACAAACTCTCACTTAGATACTCAAATGGTTCACAAGTAAAGGCGATATCATCTACTGAGGACGCAGGTCGTTCAGAGGCACTATCTTTACTCGTTATTGATGAGGCAGCATTTATCGATAAGATTGATACAATATGGACTGCTGCACAAAGCACTCTATCAACTGGTGGTCAATGTATAGCATTATCCACACCAAATGGTGTTGGTAATTGGTTTCACAAAACTTGGGTAGGTGCTGAAGAAGGTGAAAACGATTGGAATATGATTAAACTTCATTGGACGGTTCATCCTGATAGAGAACAAGATTGGAGAGATGAACAAGATAAGTTATTAGGACCGAGTGGAGCGGCACAAGAATGTGATTGTGACT